AAATGTAATTCGTTAGAAGAGTCTTTTGTTCTTCTAATAATGAATCACCATATTTTTCATTGAACTTGTTTATAAATGTTTTGAACACCAAGTTATCAATTGTTTGTAAGTTGCTGCTCTCTGGATTTGGTGAAACAAGATATTCTAATAATGTTTTTTCAAGTATTATTCTTGTTTTAAGTGGAACATCAAGATCAAATATTTGTGATATAGTTGCCAAATTTTTATAGTTTGGCATGAATGTTTGAAATGCAGACTTACCAACAGTTTTATTTACTTTTGATATCAATCTGCTTTGTTCATTGAAAATATCATTTTGGCTAAATGATAAATAAACTCTTTTTGATTCGTCTATTATTGCTTTAGCATAGTCTTTCTCTAAATTTTTACTTTCATATAAAGAACGATATACATCAAGTTCTCTAGCTAATGGTTTCCCACTTGAGAAAAATTCCTTTATGATTGATACTAAATGTTTTTTTACATTTTCATTTTTCTCAACTGTGGCTTTTGTTAGTTCTCTAACCAAAGCTTCATAAAGAAAAGCGGTATTTCTTTTCTTATTGTGCTTTAACTTTGGCTTTTCTTGCATTATCTGATTTCTCCAAACTTTCTAATAGTTTTGTTATTTCGTAGTTAGACTGAAACAATTGTCTTTCTTCTTCTAATATATAGTCTTCATTTGTTTGTTGTTCGCCAATACTTCCATTTGCTAGAGAAGTAAATTCTCTTTTACCAGCATATATCTTATCTATACCAGCATAACTTTTTCCACCAGAAGAAAGATAGGAGTCTACTCTTTTACCGCTTCCTCTTTTATCTATTGATACTGGTTTGTAAACATGGCCTTTTCCATTAGGAGAAACATGTGGCTTCTTTCCACCATATGTATCATCACGCTTTCCAGCGGCTGGGCCTTCCCCTCCACCTTCTGCTCCTGCTGGTGGGGATGCTAATAATACGCCTTCCTCTCCACCAGCTTCTTCGCCGCCTGCTGCTTCTGCTCCACCGCCTGCTTCTGGTGCCTCTGGTGCTCCTCCTGCTTCTGGTGCTGGGGCTTCTTCGCCACCGCCACCAAGTCCACCAAGGTCTAAACCACCACCGCCTCCACCACCTGTAGGCTCTTCGGCAGTACCAATAGCTTCAAGAGTTTTAGCAAGTTTACGATCATAATATTGTTCACGTTGAATTCTGACAAACTCTTCATCAGATAATCCAAATACAGTATGTGCAATCCAACGCTTACTAAAGAAACCTTCAGTAGCAGCAGAAGCAATATCAAATTTAACTTTCCAATGTTCAAGTTCTTGAAGTGCTGCAATCTTTGATGGATTGCTAAGGGCTAGTTTGAATGAAACAAGATCGTTTCCTCTAAAGCCAAGGGTATATAAGTGAATAATACCTATTTTTTCTAGCTCACCAATAACTACTCTTTGAAGTCTTTGAATCGTTCTAGCAAAACGAATATCTTTTTGAGCTAGAGTTGCTTTATCTTCTGATGCACCTTCGCCTCTTGAAAGATAAGACATTGGTATTTTAAGAGCAGAAAATAGTTTGTCTCTGAGATATTTTACATCTTCAATAGCGGAAGTAAATTGACCGCCTGGTAGAGATTCTATTTTTGTACTTCCCGCTCCACCACGAACAGGAATGAAATAGTCTTCATCTACAGACATTGGGTTGTAACGTAAATCAACACGACCAGTTTGAGGATCGACTACTTGATTTCTCTTCATAGTAGTTACAACCTTTTGCATGTATTGTTCTACTTCATTTGGAGGAATGCCACCAACGTCAATATAAAATACTTTTCTTTCTGGGGAACGAACAACGCGATATGCCATCATTGCGTCTTCCAAAAGAGTAAGTTGTCTAAATATTCTTCTGGCTGGATCTAATACTGAGGTTCCGTATGGGGTATATTTATCGTTTCCAAGAATTCTGAAATGGGCTATTTGCCAATTTTCAAATGCCAAACCACCAGAGTTCCATTGGAATTGTACATAGCTTGGATTTGTTTTGTCTAAGCCTTCCATTCTTTCTACTTCGCTTGTTGGAAGACCTACTACGTTCTTTACGCCCATTTGCTCATCAATATCAAGATAAAGGAAGTAGTCTCCAAACTTGCACATATTTCTGCACCAACCATATAGATTGGATTCTAAATTTAATACTTTAAAATATAAGTTTTGCAATATATATTTTATTTCTTCGTTTGGACAATTTATTTTTAGCATTGGAGTCAAGTCAGATGAGGTTGTCATTTCATCTGCATAAATATCCAAAGTTGATGCTATTTCTGGCATGTACTCCATTTGCTCAAAGTCTGTATATCTTTGGATACGATTTTGAGTTGATAGAATCTTTGAAGATATTGAATCGTAATTGTCATAAGAAGATTTTTTAAAAGATAAGCCTTGTGCAGAAGTAAACTTAAATTTATCAAGTTGAAGTCTTTTATATCTGCTTTGGTAAATGTGATTGTAGTTTACGATAGGACCAGAAAACAAACGAGTTAAACCCTTGAATAAAGGTGATTCTGCGTTTTTAATGTTTGGTTTATTATTGTTATTGTTTTGTGCCATTTATTTAACCTTTGTATATCCAGCCAAATTCGTTGTAAGTATTTATTGCTTCTTGTTTTAGCTGATTCATTTTATTTGGACCAGATAAGCCACGTATTGTTGTATCTAGTACAGTATTTGCTCTAACCATACTATTTAGCAAAACTTTTTTAAATTCTGCATCTTTATAGCTAGTTTGAAATACAGTATCCTTTACCCAACAAGCAATAGCTAATGACATAACTAAATCGTCATTATATCCTTTCATGGATTGTGGTTTCCCATTATGCCAAACGAAAGTGTTCAATTCATTTATAACTCTTTTTGAGTTTATTTTCAAGACTCTATTGCGAATAAATTCTTCAAGTTTTGCTATTATTAGTGGACGAGATTTATATGAAGTTGTAAAGCCTGGAACAGAGTTTGACATTGTTTCTGCTAAAGCTTGGTCTATATACTCGTTGTTACCTTTTACTGAGTGGAATACGTTTGGGTAACCTAAAGATATAAGTTCTTGTAAAGCTGCATAACCAATGTTGTTGTTCTCGATAATGATCATGCAGTTTCCATATTCTCTACCAGCTTGGTTTAGAAACCTAGCATATTCATCTGTAGGCATCTTTCCTTGGTATTCTGCAACTATTTCCATTGAATCAACATTTATCATATGAAATACGGAATAGTCTGCTCCATCACCACGGGCAACGTCTGCAATTAGTGCATATGTATTGTTTGGATCATATTCTTTCCAAATCCAATAGTTTCTATCAACACCAGATCTATATTTTGGTTCTTTTGTATTTTGATAATAATAGTCAATATCGTCTGGTGCTATTACAGTTTCACCAGATGCATTGAACGAACATTCATATTCTTGTGCAATTTCTCTTCTTGAAAGGTTTCTCGTTTCTTTTTCAAACCATTCTTGATCTCTGTCTGGGTGTACTGACCAATGAAGTTTTGTAGTATGGAATTCATTTGCTTCTGCTTCACCATCTACATAAGTTTGATGGAACCAGTTACCTACACCATTAGGGGTTGAAATAGCAATACAACGACCACCAGTAGCAAGGGTTGGGTATACGCCTGTCCACAATTCTTGCATACCTTCAATAAATCCAGCTTCGTCAAGAACCAATAAAGACAAAGCTTCAGAACGACCAGCATCACCAGTTGTTGCAGAGGCTTTTATTTGTGAACCGTTTGATAGTTCGAATGAGTTTCTGTTGTCGATAACAATATCTGCTATTACAAGCCAAGAAGGCAAACTCTTGAAAATATATTTTACTTTTCTTACTAAGTTTGAAGCAGATACAAGTTTGGTAGCCAATATTAATACGTTCTTATCTCTATGAAACAACATTAGCCAAGAGATATAAGCGGCAACAACCGTAGACAAACCAAGCTGACGGGCTTTTAGAACTATGTTGAATCTGAAATCAATAAAGTCTTTTAGAGCTTCATCTTGGAATTCATAAGTTCTAAAAGGTATTGGACCCTTTTGAGGGTGTGAAATTCTAGCATAAGTATTGATAAAGTATATCGGATCTTTACCGCATTTTAGAATTTCTTTTTGTATTTGTTCTTTGGTGAGTTTATATGCCATAACATACTATTTTTTAGACTTTGGCTCTGCCTTTCTTGTATCGTTACTTGATTTCTTGGCATCTTGTCTACCCATAGCTAAGAACTTCTTAGTTACATCGCGGGTTAGATCTTCTGAGCGTTCGCCTACTGGTACTACATCTTTTAGTGCTTCAATAACATATTTTTGACAAGCAAGAACTGTGTTTCTTTTTCTGGAAACTGGTTCGATGTTTATCATGAGGTCGCCTTCTTTTTTGAAAGAAATTGCAGACTTTGTA